AGTAATATCTACAACACTTTGAATTAACGTTTGACGTATTGAAGCCCTAGACAAACCTACCCCAACTACATCACCAATAAATTCTGCAGAAGAATCCGCTATAGCAGACACAGCGTTATCTAATTTTGTCTTTCTCTCGGCTTCTTCTCTTTTTAAAGCAGGTGTTAACTTTCTTAACGCTTCACTAAAAAATTCATCAAATTTTTCAGGATCTTTCAACATCTCACTTACAAAAACATTTCTTTTTTGAGCGGGTAGTTTTAATAAAAGTTTTTCAGCAAAACTAGCAAGCATTTGAGCACCTTGAAGTTCACCTCCCTGAAGTGGTCCGGTTCCTGCTGTTGCAGCACCGATTCTTGCTCCAATGCCTCTAATAAATAATCGAGCGGGTTCTCCACTTATCGGATCTGATAAAAGATCGACTAAACCTTCTCCACGAGCCTCTGAGGCTGCTGCTTCTTTTTCCAGGTTAAATAAGTTTGCTTCTATTTCATCAACTTTGTCTTGATCTATCAATCCTTCTTTTTTAAGAACGTCCATGATTGATTCATTTTCTACATTGATGGCCCGAAATAAATAATGTCTCATTTTTCTCGGTTCAAAGGTTTGATAAAGAGCATCTAATTCATCATCAATACGAGGTATTCCTCCGGCATATTGAAAAGCACGATCAAATATTAAATCAACCAGGGCCTGCCGATACTCTGGTTTAGTCCCTTCTTTTCCAACTCGGATTGCAGGTCGTCCCGTTTCCTTTGCCGTGCTTTCTACAAAAGTTCCCGTGTCTCGATCAAACCTAACCGGGGGCACCTCAACATCTTTTCTAAGATCTTGAACATTTGCAATCTGTTGACTAATTTTTTCAATAGTTTCTTGATCTACTTGATTTAATTCTTCTAATTCTTGTTTTTTTGTTAAATCATCTGTTTTTTCAATTTGTTTCTTACGTTCTTTGATATTAGTTTGTTTAACCTCTCGTTGATCAACTAATATTTTTATTTTTTCAACGCCGCTTTCTTCTGCTGAAACAAATTTAATTAAATTTTTCAGACTGGTGCTGGGTGTTTTAGTACCACCCATTTCCCTGGTTTCTACATTACCTAATGTTTCTTCAATAACCGCTGAAGGTAAATCGTATTCTTTAAATAACTCAGATAAATCCCGTAGATTTCTTGTAGTCTCAGCCTCTGCACTTAATCCTCCGAATGTACGATCTGCTTGATATTGTTTAAGTAACAATCCGGCTTTTTCTATATCTTTTAAATCAGAAAGCACAGTTGGGAAACTGTTGTTCAACAATGTTCTGTGTTTTTCTACAAAAGTGCTTAACGCACTAGGATTAACCTGTCCGTCTTTTGTTCCCACTTGAGAGGCAATAAGTCGAAGAAGATTGTCCTCTGCTTGTGTCTGACTAATTATGTGATCATCTACCAGATCCTTAAATCTTTCTGGGTCTCCTGTAAAAAGACGAGTATCTCTTACATCTCCTGAAATTTGTTCTCCTTCAGCCAAAAATCTCACTGCAGCATTCATTTGCTTTATTCTTAGTCCAATACTGTCGCTTCGTCCCGCAAACAACCGTTCTGAAATTAATTCAGGATAAATAATGTCTCCGCCATTACTTTTTTTACCAATGACAGAGCCGATAAAAGAGCGACGAAATACATTATTTAAAGCATATGAAAAATATCGGGCATTGTCGTACTCAGGCAACGTTTTTATGCCCATTTCACGTTGTTCTTTAGTAAGTCCTGCTGAAAGACTTGCGTTCACTAAATCGTCTTCAGCCGCTTCAGCCATTCTGCGATAAAAATGAGAATCAGTGCTGCCAATACCGTCTTTAGTCTCTCTAGAAAGACGCAGCATATCACTACGAAATTGTATTAAGTCTCCTGATGTAGTGACAAAAGGAATATCTTTTCCTTCGCCGACCGCTTCATTTAATGCTAAGGTATTTCTTTCTTTTAAAACTAAGGCGTTGGCATAGTCTTTAAGTCTTCTAAGTCCTGCTCTTTCAGCAGTGCTCATTCCTCTAGCATCTATTTCTAATTTTTTAGTAAGATAGTTTAGTGCCTGTTCGTTAACAGAAACGGTACTGTCATATTGCGCTCCAGTGAGCCGTGTCATTTCATTACGATATACGGCGTTAGGATTAATAATTTTATCTTCTAAGATCAGTTGATATTTATCCGATATAGCAACATCTCCAGCCTCCATATTTCTTATTTTTTTATTAGCCTTAAAAAGTGCCTCATTAATATCAGCTAATTCTGTGCCCTCTTTTCCTTCTTTTATCACTGAATTAGGAAATTTCTGGATGGTGCCAACAAGTTTATTTCCAGAACTTTCAAATTGTTTTTCTATTTCACGGAACGCAGACACCACGTTACTTGCAGACATTTCTACATCTTTTGGAACAAGATCGTACAATCTGGACTCTTCTTGCCGAGCCAATGCAAAAATTGCATTTAAACGGTCTGCTATGTCTTTACTAATTTCTGTAGAGATTAACTCGATTCCATCCTCGCCCGTTCTTAATTTTTTTACAATCATGTCGGTGACGGCAAGATTAGATTGTTGCACAAGTGCCTGTAAGAGGCCCTCATAATGAGCATTTCTTAATCTTCCAAATTCTTTAAGACCCACAAGTCCGGCTGTTGACTGAATTTTTGCAAATTTAGCTATATTTTCTATTAATCCGTCCAGGTTTTGACTTGCAGCAGTTCTAGCAGCATTGCTTAAACCTGCATTACCCTGCGCGTATTTTTTCTGTAATTCTCTTAAATATATTTTGTCTCTTGAAGTAAGACTTTGCTCAGTTCTTTCTGCAGCCTGTGTTACTGGCGGTCGTATTCTTCCTGCTGCCGCAGCTTCCTTAACGGCTTTCTCTACTACATTTAAAATGTACTGAGTTTCCTTAACAAAGTCGTCAACCGAAAATTGCAATAATGGGTCATCTGGATCCAGGGGCTGTCTTGTTTGTATGTCAAACGCTGCAGCTTCTTGCCCTGCTTTATCAAGTTCTGTTTGTCGTGCTTGTCTATATAACTCTTGTTCATTTTTAAAAACTTCTCGGACAAGTTCTTCTCCAGCGCGTTCTTGAATTGCAGATTCACTAAAAACAGATGTGACTTTTTTACCCGCACCGCTTGCTCCATTAATTAATATTTGGCTAGGAACTAACACGGCTCCAAAACCAGCACCTATTTCAGCTATTGCCCGAGTATATGGATCACCAGGATCTATAAGATCTGCAGTTGCTCCTGCAAGTCCAACAAAAGCGGCTGCACCCCCTTCTGCACCTAAATATTTCGGACTTTTTGGATCTGCTTTTGCAAGTTGTGCAGCAGCTTTTTCAATAAAAGCAGCACCTCTTAAGGGCACTTGACTAGCTTTAAAAGCCAACTCCTCTAGGTTTTCGTAAGTTTTCCGAAGAACACCTCCCCCGTTAGAAATTCTTCTAGCAGAGTTTTCCACAGCGTCTAAAGTGGCTGAAGCAGTCGCTCGATTCTGTTCTCTTCTAGCCTCTCTCCGAGCAAGTTGTTCATTTCTTTTTTGTCGATTTTTCTTTAAAAGCTCTTGAGCCCCAAAATCAATAGGTTTTGTTTTTTGAGCTTGTTCTGGTCGTGCTGTTCTTGGAGTTGCAAAAAACGGTCTTCTCGTGTCGCTTGATACTGATGTTCTGATAACCTCTGGCGCAGGAACTGTTCCAAAACCGCCTTCAGATCTAGGTACAGTAATTTTTCTTAAAAGGGACGGAGTGGGTGCTCCGCCCATAATGAAACCTATGGTTTCCGCCATTTCACCAAAAAATCGCTCCCCCGGCATTCCCTCTGCTTCGGGACCAAAGATATCTTTTGAAACTTTTTGACCTACAATTTGATCGGCAAGAGTTGCTCCTCCCAAAAACGCAAAAGTTGTTGACGCTAATCTACCTAGAGGAGTAAAAGCCGTGGCAACCTTGGGAACATTTGCCACAAAAGTTGAAAATATTGTTCCTCCAGCAAGATCAATTACACCTCTAGTAGCACCACGGGCAAATGCTTTTGCGGGATCTTTTTCAATTACATTTGTAAACGTAGCGATTAAGTCACGATTTGAAAAATCTCTTAAAAGTGCCGCACCGTCAATTTCTTTAAATCCAAAACGATCTGGTTCGCTGCTTGCCCGAGTAACCAACTGATTAGCTATGTCTCTTGTAGAAAGCCCATCTCTGAGCGCACCTTCTATGTCGTAATCGTACTTATTTTTAGGGTCTATCGTAGGAAGAGCCGGATTTTTTGGAAGCACATAACTTTCTTCAAAATTTAAAAGACCTGGAGCGGGGGCTTTGTCTATTGAAGTATCTGCCGCTGACTTTCCTTGTTCAAAAAGACCTAATAAACCTAAATTAACCGAGGCAGAAAGCGGAGATAGTGCAGTTGCTACAGGTACTAAAGCCATAATTAATTCCTAAAATAAGAGGTGGTGCCTTGACCGGCTAACTGACTTGCGGCAAAGGGCGAAGGTGAATCAAGAAATTGTCTTGATGCCTGTTCTAATGCACCTAGTGTAGCAATAATCGGACGTACAGAGTTTATCGTCTGAACAGCAGCCTCTCTTGTTTTTGCACTAACGGCGGTATTATTTAAACTGGTTGCCGCAGTGCGTTCTAATTGCAACGCTTGACCATACAGTGTGCGAATATTCAACGCGGTCGAAGCAGTGCCCTGTAAAAGAATGTTTGGATCAGGCACTAATTTTTGGAATGTTTCAATCAACAAGTTAGTCGGACGACCCGGTAAAGCCGCTTCAGCTAAAGTTAAGATTTGTTGATTTAACTTAATCATAGTTGCACGAGCCGCTGCTGCTTCTTCATTACTCAGACGTTCGTTAAACATATCTGAGAATGTATTCACAGCACTGGTAAATGCACCTCGTACACCAACCGCACTGCTAAGATCAAATTGACCGGCAGGAATCGGGAATGCCGGTTCTTGCATTGGTGCAATACCAAAATTATTGACAGTTCCGTCTTTTTCTACTTTACCGTAAATAGGTAGCCCAAAAGCAGCGGCAACCGGATCTTGTGATGCTATCTCAGAACTTATTGGGCCGCCCTGTTTTGGATCGTATAAATATGGGCTAACAAAACCAACGCCTTTTTTGTATATCTGGTTATATAATTCAGGATCTTTAAAAGCTAATATTTCTTGGACTTCTTCTGTTAGTTTAGTACCAGGTTTAGTAATCAAATTGCCTGAATCGTCAAACGTTGTTTGTGGACCAGCGTACTCTAAAATGAGTGTCTTGAAGAGTTGTTCACCCTCCTCACCTAATGTTCCAGCAGCATATTCTTGTAAAAACTCTGGACTGCTTATCATTTGACGAGTCAAGCCACTTGGTCCAGAGCCTAGTCGTCCAAGTTGTCTAGATTGAGCTTGTAAATTTGCTTTATACCTATCCATGTCGGCACGAGTTTGAATTTGTTGACTTTGTAGTAGTCGATCAAGGTATGCATTTTGGTTATTTAAAAATAGTGTTTTATATCTAAGATCTCGATCGAGGGCATTTTGACCGTACAAGAACTGCTGTTGGCTTAGTTGTAGTCCCGCAGCAAGGTCATTTTTTTGTCTTTCTAATTGAAGAGCTAGGTCATAATCTCTATCACCCTCGGCTTTCCGGATTTGAAGCTCTAACTCTCGCATTCCCTCTCTGCGCCTTTCCATGTCTAACAGAAACGCTTGTTGATCGTCCTGTTGATCTTGTGATAACTCAGCACGCAGTTCAGTCAACTCTTCATCCGCATCTAATCGTGCTTGTTGTAGTGCTTCATTAGCATCTATAGTCTTATCTTGCATTGTTATCTGAAGAGCACGATCAAGTGCCGCTTCTCCAGATCTAAAAGCGTTTTGGACCGAATTTATTCTTATGTTAGTTATGCCTTGAGCAATTATTCTTTGCTTATCTTGAAAAAAATCTTGTCTGGATAGATCGCTGGCAATCCTACCCTCTAGTTGGGCTATTTCTTTTTTACCCGCTATTTGGGCTCCTAAAAAGTTTAAAGCGTTTTCTTGGTTTACCATTATTTGGCTTTTTTGTATTTGATCATTTAACACTGCTAGTTTTCGGTTATAATCATCTAATACACCTATTCTTTCTAACTCAGCTTTCTGACGGGTGTTTTGTAAAACAGCTTCTGCTTGTAACCTCTGGGTTTGGAGCCGTGCTTGATAATCTCGCGTACGTTCGTTTTCCCCTTGTTGAAAGTCAAAAGCATCAAATTGACTCGCCACCGATCGAGCATCCGCTATGTCTGTTTTTCTTTCTTCTCTAGCAGCTTGAATTCGTGCATCTTCCGCTCGTTCTGCAGATGCTAACGCAGCGGCATCTAAAGCTCGTTTTTCTGTGCGTTGTCTTAATAATTCTTCACTAATTACTTCAGGAGCACCCTGTAACGCAGCAGATAGTTGTGCTCCCATTGGTCGGTTAGCCATATTCTGCCCGGTGCGAGGATCTACCCCAGATCCAAAAGCTAAAGCCCTGTTCGCTATATCAAACAAAATTCTGGATTGTGATTCTCGTTTTCTTTCCTCAGGATCTACGCCTAAAGCCTCTTGATACACTTCTTTTCGCTCTTTAAACTGGTCCATTAACTCACTTTTAGGTGCGGGACCAACATCAACTTTTCTTACTGAAAGCGGACCATCCACCCCTCTGGGTTTTGACTCGCTCTGTGTAATAGTAGAGGGTTTAAGTGAAGGTATGACTGCCGGACCTATCTTAGACTCTGGAACGACATTCTGTCCCGGGTCTATGGGAGCTAAAAAAGAAGATACATTAGTTAAAGGATTTGCTGCCCCTACAGCACTGGCTAAACCAGCACTATAATTTGGTGTGCCTGGAAGAATACTAACCCTTCGACCTACGGTTGGAGGACCACCATTACTTAAATATTGAACCTCACCTCCGGCAGCAAAACCTTGCACGGGTTGTCCGGCCCTTAACATAGAACCAATACCCTCTCCCATAGGAGTAGGCGCACCAGATTCCATTTCCATTTCAACTGAACCAGTTATGTCTTGAATTAATTCAGCAATCCCTGAACTTGCAGCCCCTTCTTGAGTCATCATAATGGTGGGTTGAACCATAGCTAATACAGACTCGGGTGTTTGTTGTGCGTCTTCAGGTCCAACAAAGTTGGCTAGTTCTTGATAGCGTTCTTGAATCGGGGCCTCATTGCCGCGTAAAGAATCAATCATTCCTTTAAAATCTTCAGCCTGATCCAAACCAGCCATTGTATTTTGTGCCAGTTGAGCTCCAATATTCGTTGATTCTTGGGCCGCGCTTTGTTGGGCGGAGTTTATAAGAGAAGCTAATCCAGCCCCTTCTTTTGCACCCTGTTCGACGACTGACCCTACCGGGTCTTTTGTAGCAAACATAGGTCGTTGTAATACGCTTGGTTTCATCATCCAAATAACCCTGCCTTATTTGCTCCAGCAGCGGCAGATAACCCTGCGATACCCAATCCAGCAATCTGCTGAAACGGTGACACAGCCGGTGAAGTACCAACAGAAATAGTTTGTTGCGACGACGGGGTTTTACCGTAGATATCTGACAAAAACGATAATCTCTGAAATGGTTCAAAACTACGTTGCAATTCAGATTGTCGTTCTGCATCTAAAGCAGCTTGAAGATTTTGCTGTTGCAAGCCACCTAACTGAGCCAACGTGTCTAAATCTGCACGTCCAAGTTGAGATTGTAACTCGCCAAGACTTGCTTGCTGGAGACCTAATTGGCCTAGTTGTTGACCAAACTGAGCCTGTTGTCCTGCTAAAGAACCAATACCTAATCCCAAACCCTGTTGAGCTTGAGCCGCTTGTAATTGACCTAATGCAGATTGACGAGCGGCATCAACAGCCTGTTGAAATCCTTGTGACCGAAGTTGAGCTCCAGTGCGTGCCATTTGATCCATTACATTTCTTTGTAACTCTTGTTCCTGAACTGCGGCCCGTGATCCTCCAAATGCACCTGCTCCTGCAGCTTGCCCGGCTAAACGATTACGTTCAATATCACCTTGACGTTGTATATCTGCCTCTGCCGCACGAATCACTTGTTCTGTGAAGGGGTCCATAAACTGTTGGAATGCTTCCGGATTTGCAAATTGCTGCGCGGCGGCTGTGATGCCGGGTTGGGCCATTTGAGTAGTTTGTATTGCAGTAGCTAACTGAGGTAAAGCACCCGAAAGAAACTGTTCTCCGCTTTCTAATGTTCCAAAACCCGTTTGTATAAAAGGTATAAACGAACCAATGCCTTCTAGACCTCGGGTAATAGCTTGTTGTTGAAGATCGGTTAGTCCTTGTACCTGATACTGTGGAAGAGTAACGGGTTGATCGGCTAATTGTTTTGCAGATTCGAGTAAACCAACTCGATACGCTTCAATCGCCGGATCTTCACGAACTATCTGGGTTGTGGTTTCTGACACTATCCGGCCCCCATTTCAAAAGCAGACATTAAGTTATACATTGTCTTAACACCTGCATCTCGATTACCATTTCCTGCTCCACGCACGGCTTTTGCTGTCATAACAAATTCACCGTCAGACAACATTGCCGGTACATCATCAGATGTTCCGGTTCCTGGGCCGTTTATTGCACCGTTTTTTCTTGGAAATGTTTTCATTTCACCGCCTTTTGCGGCGAATTGGACCGGTTGAAAAAATGGTCTAAAACCTAATTGTGAAACTATTGGAGCCGGAGCTTGCTGTACCAAGAAAGGTCTTGAGAATGCTGGCCCACTGGTTAAATTAGCTACCTTAAATCGAGCCTGTTCCTCTGGACTCATATCAGTAAAACTAGGTGCTCCTTCATAAAAGTCTCTAGGATCATCTGGTTCGGGAGTGTCAAAAAACCCACCCAATGCCGCGATACCTGTACCAGCAGCAACGCTAGGTCCAAACCGTTGAAGGATGCCCGGCTCTACCGCTTTTTTCGCGGCATCACTGGCAGCAATAGCTCGGGCCTCAATTAAACTTTGATCCTTTAATCCGGTAGCGAGATCTGCTGCTTTAGAGGCATTGTATGCTTTTCTGCCTTCCAACACAGCTTCTTTAGCAATGTCTGCTTCGGATCTACCGCCCCTAAACATATAGTCTGCAGTACGATCCAACAAAGAGCGTTCTGATACAGGAGGTGGAGGTGGTGGGGGTGTATTTTCATAAAATTTAAAATCAGAAAGTAGGTCCCTAGGATCTGATAAATCTTGTGCTGTTAAAGGAGAGGTTCTTTGAGTAGCAAGTGCTCCAACGTTTTCCCCTGCTGCGCTACCTACAACATCTGTTCTAATAGGAAGCGCATCCGCTATGGCCCGGTCAGGAAGAAACTGATTTGCTTGTGTAATCTCAATTGGATTAGTGACATACGAAGGTTGTATTCCTGTGGCTCCACCGGCTGGAACTCTTACAGTACGGCCAACTGATGGTGCAGGGGAGGGAAACGCATCCGCTATGGCCTGTTCTGGAAGAACACTTGGTCGTATATTAATGTTTTCCATAGCCGCAGTGCCCGAAACAGTTGGAACAGGAGTTGGTCTAGTAGATATAACGTTACCAAACCGATCGTATGTTGGCCCAGGAAGCTGATTAAATATTTCTATAGAATTAGCGGGTGTCGGAAGACTTCCGGCATCCGCTATGGCCCGTTCAGGAAGAAACTGATCGGGACTTGGGCGGACCGCTATATTTGGGGGCATATCTGCCGCCGCCACCTGTTGCTGTGACACCAGTTTACTAACTTGAGAAGTTGGAGCAGCGGCAGCTTGATTAAACATTCCTGTAAAATCTGTTCCCGCTTGACTTAAACCTCTTCCAAAACCTGTTGCAAACGATCCGCCTTGTCGTGCTGTCTGGAAACCTTGTGATAATCCTTGACCTACCCCACCTAGTGCTCCACCAACTAAAGCAGATTTAAACGCGTCTTTAATTTTACCGCCTTGTAACAGAGATCCGATTCCAGAAGTCAAAGCTCCTGAAGCTATAGCTCCTAAACCAAACGGATTAATTGCACCTAAAGCTAATGGTAAAACAACAGGAGCGGCTCTTTTTAAAGCTCGTCCAACATTTCGTACACCACGACGTATTTTTCTGGATAACTCTTTAATAAAAAATTCAGGTAGTCCAGATTCTGGGTTAATTGAGTTTGCTTCAGAACCAACAATGTATTGCTGCGGGTCTTCAATACCGGCTAATCGCATTTCTGCAAAAATTAATTCTTGAACTTCTGGATTTTGATCAAGAATATCTTTAGGTACAACAATTTCCCCAGGGGTCAGGTGTGCAATAAGACTATCACCTTGCCTCCCCATATCTTTAAGAGTAGATATGGTGCTTGCAATACCGCCCTCTGGCAAAGGCGTGTCCATATCCATATCCATATCTTGTGGGGGCGTTGCCTCTGGTAACATAGCAATTCCAGAAGCTGTTGGAGGCATAGGTGCCATTGGAGCGGGGGCTCCCATACCTAACATTTGTTGCATATCTGCTGCGCTTGAGGCCATCTTATTTTCCTAAGTCGTTATACTTACTGTTCCGATAGCGCCAGTTGCGGAGTTGCCAGCAACGTGCGGATTATGACTTTGCGTTATCTTAACAAAGCCATCTACATTAAACAAAGCACCAACCTCTAATCCTTGATCGTGCGTTTGTATGTTTGTCAACGTTAGTTCCGTGTGCCGTGCATCGCCTGGGTTCTGCACTTGTTGCAAAAACACAGAAAACGCTCGGATGACCTCTGTAAAATAAGTACGGTCATAGTCCTGTGGTGGCACAGGAAAAAACGGTCTGGCTAATCGGCGGCTCATCGTCTGCCATCCGGTCTAATATCAACACGCGGACTACCTAACCGCCAACCCACGCCTTCTGCTGTGCTTTCTACCCGCAAAGCAAAAGACCGTCCCCGTAATCGCACATGCACCTGATCGGTAAACTGCTCGATTGGACTGGTTGATGTCTGAGTCACACCGCCAGTTTCAGGATCACCATAATTTGTGCCGGGAAAATTACGAGCTTTTAAAATAAAATTAGCTGCTGGATTATCGCTACCGGTGCCTGTAGACGTTCTAAACGTCAAATCAGGCAATATCCGTCGTATAAATAGGAATCCGTCGCCATCCTGTATGTCCATTTGACTTGATTCAATGTGCGCGGATATTGCACTGTCAGTGCTGCCGTCATCAAAACCAAACTCGTGGTTATATAAATAATTATCAGAGTGTGCCGCAATCGGAAAGTCGTTGATACCACGGTCTAGCCAAGCTGTGCGTGTCAGACTACCGATATACCAGATCTGTTGTTCATAGTTATAGATAACGTATTTGTCGTTTTCGGTAGAATTTGCTGATGGATAGAACCACCATATCTCGCCAAAACTAGAGTTGACCCCTGCGATTACTTTTTCTGCTTGGTCAGTGTTGAAGTCGCTAAATACATGGTCTTTTACAGAGCACGGCAGCTTTTTAACTGATCCGTTGTACACATAAAACTCTTGCAGACCCATCCAAAATACTGTGTCGTCTACAGCAACAGCGGCTTGTGGGCTGCGAATGGTAGTGTTTTCAGAAATCATCTGCACACCAAAAGTGAACGGTGGGCCAAGGAACTGCATACTGTGGACAGATACATCAGTAATCACCAGTATCTGCTGTCTGGTTTCGACGGCAGTGACAATCTCTGACCCAGAGCCTATGCGTAGATCACCGGCAGTATTGGTTGCTGATGGAATCCAAGTGGTCGGGTCTTCCTGACTGCTGAATCGTATCAACAGTGGGTCTTGTGTGCCGATTGCACCTACAGCGTCACAACCAAAACAAATAACGTGGCGGTCTACGTCAGAAACAATAACTTTCTTAGCGACCGTAGGTGTTCCTGCGTCCGCGTTACTGCGTAAAGACAGTTTTGCTGCGCGAGCACCTGTTCCTCCACTAGCGTCCCAGTAAAAGATATCGCCATCACGGACATTGATAATCAGGTCTTCGCCAAAGTTGTCGTGTGTCCAGATACGAAGAATAGAAAATGCCTGGTTTGAACCAACCACATCTGCGTTACTGTTCCAGGTGCTACGGCCCCAGGTTCCTGCACCCCAACCATTGCCTTGCACACTGGTATCAAGGCCGGTGTTAATTTGGTATTCAGCCGCAACAGAACCTCCACCATTGCCTGTATCAGAAGAATTAGCTGTAACGGGCGTTCTGTTAATAGAGCCGTCATCAGTCAGCGATTGAATTGTGGTTTCCGCTACCCTCGCAATAATCGTGTAAGAGTTTTGATCAACAACACTTTGGATTTCGTATTCTTGGTTAAGGACATTCGCCGTGATGTTGCCGCCAAGACTTGCAGCACCGGTAAAAGATACAAAGTCCCCGGCGATTGCACCATGACCATTTTCAGTCACTGTAATAGTTGACGATCCATTGGAAGCTGCAAAAGTTGCATCTCCTGCTGATGTCGCTAAACGAGTTGGCGTAATATCATAAAAAACACCGCCTTCGTGAACGTAATACTTTTTGTTTGTACCAACACCTAAGTAACGGCTCTTATCTAGCGCAACAAAAGCGTGTAATGCTCTGGCTGTGCCAAGGTACGAGTTTGTCGCAAACTTCTGCCAGCCGCCTATTTTTTCCGCAAACCCTGCACGAAACCTAACTTTATCGCAGTCGTTCCAGCCTCCCTCGTTAGAGTACGAGGTAACCTCTTTCTGGATTCCTGGTCTGAAAGCAAGTTTAGTTAAAGGCATCAGATTTCATCAGGCCAATCGTGGATTGGTGCGTTCCCTGTCGGATCGCCATTGCTGTCCACAGGCACATCGTACAAAGCCATGAACTTTGCCAACGTATCACACGCTGTTATTGCATCTTCGATAGTTTTTGACGCAGTGCGGACAGCCGTTCTGTAATCTGTAACGGTACTTGGTATCGCTGTTCCCGCCTCTGTCTTGCGCGTAACGTACCAATCAGTTTTTGATAGTCTTGTTCTCGCTGTTTCTTTGCAGTTTCTGATTGCGACAGTTTTCAGTCCCTCCTTAATCATGACGTTTCCGTTTTCGTCTTTAATTTTATTACCATCATCATCGACAGATTCTCTATCATCGATAGGTTTTTCTATCAGATTCTTTTCTTCTGCATCCCATCCTGAGTAAAATCGATTGTCATACGGCTTTGGGTCAGCCACAAAGGTTAGCCCCATAGCTTTTTTCTTATCATCCGTCCACCTTGCCCACACCCCCGGATGTGTGACACCATTATTATCAGTGAATGACTTGCCTTCTCTAATAATTTTATCGCCTAATTTCCACATCACTCTGTTCCTCCGTTGGCGAACTTAAATGGTTGATCTGCGAACGCCATGTAAATATATGATTCACTTGTAGTATTGATATCTCCAGACCCACCACGAATCTTGAAGCCATTACTTAAAAATGAAATATCATGATTGGTTGCGTCTGTTTGCTCGGTTCCAGCCTCATTTGCCCTGAGATACACCCCGTTATCAGGTGTACGTTTGTTGTCATAAATGACCCAATCACGCCCAGCAGAAGTACCTTTGATCATCAACCATCCCACTCTGAATCCGGTGTAAACAAACGGAGAGGTGTTTTCGTAATCGCTTCCAACCACACTGTCGTCATAACTTCCAAACTTTGAATATCCTTCCTTTTCTGCAAACGCATAGCAAATCATGCTATCACCAGACCCATTGGTAGAATTGAACGTCCCTAGTTGAATTGTTGTGCTTGAAGGTGCGCCACCAAAAGCATCAGAATTAGTGAACACTGCATCATTTGTTTCGAGTTTCATAAATTGATTGGTTGATAAACTTTGATGATAGACAATCCAATTACCGTTTGTGAAGCCAGCCGCATCACCATCATCTCTGTTTTTCACGAAAAACCATGAGGGTGTGGCCCCAAGCCCGTGGGCAATAGTCCCACTGGAGCCTGTGCCAGTGTAAGAAATAATACTAAAGCCAGCCTCTGTACTGACACTTCCTGTTGAGTCAATCGTGCCTACATTTGTTACACTGGCATCATTAGAAAAACTTGTCCCAGCTTTCCACGCCCAAGCGATATACCTCTGTGCTGGGGATGCTCCCCTGTTTGTGCCGCCATCGCTTCCGGTTGTAAAACCATCTGAATCGAATGATTGTAGGGCGTTGGATGAGGTAAACTCTGCGTCCGTTTTGTTTGGGTGTAAAGTTTTCGTCGCGCCACGGATTGAGTCGTACATATAGTGGTCATCTGCATTGTCTCTGTTCTTGATCCAAACCCAGTTCGGGGCGAATGCGAATGACGATATTTCTTTGGTTCCGCCGTCTCCTGTATAGGGTTGAGCGTCCCAATATTCATCAGGAGTTTCTCCAGCGGCAGGATCAATGGCTGGGTTTGGCAGATTTGCAGTCGACAGTTTTTCAAAGCCAGATGGCGGTGTGTATGCAAATGCATTCGCACCGTAGTTCCAAATCATCGTATTATTGTTTGCGGATGAAAAATCGCCTGACGCAAAGAAGTAGGTTTTTGTTGTATCGATTGCTCCAGTAATCGTTCCTTGACTTTCGTTATTCTTACGAAATTCTATCTCACCATCGTCCATATTGACGGCAATTCCGATGATATCTCCTACTGTGTAGGTCGCACCGTAAGCATTACCGCCTGAACCAGTGCCACCATTTACCAGTTTATTTCCGCTAATATTGTAGTATCCAATTTGACCGTCTTTACTTCCTAAATTATCGCCGTTCGCAACCGGAGCAACTCGCGTAATACCACAAAGCATTTGTGCGGCTGAGTTCGCTTCAAATTCAACTTCTGCATAGTACTTCCCAGAAGTCATTCCAATCGTACTTGTCGCAAAAGTTACGCTACTTGGTGAAATCTGTAAGTTGCCATCCGAAAATGTGCCGTTGAAAAATGTATTGGCGTTGACATCCATCGTCGCGTGATTGTCCGTAGGAGAATCAGTCATGACATCTGTTGATGCGATATTCGTGCTAGAGAAATGATTATTCTTGCCAGATGTATCCGCACCGACCGTACTTGAGGACGCTGATCCGGTAGAAGAATTTTTGAATTGTAGACGAAACGAATTAGCTCCTGCACTCGCATATAATCCAGAAGTATCTTTGGGAATCCAGATATCTTCTTTTAGCTCCCCGAAATCACTAGCATCACTCGATGATGAGCCACCGTCGATAAAATTGACCTCGGCAAGATACCCATCGAAAAACGCATCTTGGCTTGCCGCTTGTCGGCATCCAATTGTGTGCTGTACAGCAGTGTTGAACTGGCTTACATAATTGTGTGTGAGGTTTGAAACATTACCAGTGAATGCAGTTATTTGAGTTCCATTGACATACAATCTAGCTCGATCCGTTCCATCTGTCGGATCGTTATCCGTAGAATCGAACTGCCATACTATGTTGTACCAAGCGGCAGTGTCTCGAAACAAAGTATTCCCTGTTCTAGAAATGACTTGCGTTCCGCTGTTATAGTTCTGAAAGGCTATTTCATTCCCAAGAAATTCTAAACCACCAAAATTATTAAAATCACTATGCCCAGCACTGAAAAAGTACATCTCGCCACTACTTAAATTACCTCTTTTAACCCAACACGAAAATGTAAATTTTTCCTCTGTTCCCGCGCTAGATGGAGTAAAAGACAAAAACGGTGAATCATCATCGTTGAACCGCAAAGAGTTGCTGATCTCAAACGGATAAAATGCTGTTGCCGCTTCTCCTGCCCCTGCCGCTTGGATTATGCTCATAGTTCGCCCCTAAGTCAGTATGGCTGTCGCCCCGACAAGAATAGTGTTGGCTCCACTAGCCGCAGTAACGTAATACGTCAAGAAATAAGTGCCTGTTGTACTAAGAGAGGTTAATACACTAGCATTAATTGCAACAGCGGTATCAGCCGAGACTGAGCGATTCGAATCGTTTACAAACTTAATACAGCCAGATTGACCAGCGGCGACGTTAGAAAAGGTCAGCGTAACATCCCCTGATGTTGTGGTTGTAAAATTATTACCAACAGCTAAATCATAGGTTGCATCATTTTCAGCAGTGATGGTCGTGCCAACGGCTCTACCAACAACATCGACATCATTACTTACAGTTACTTTAGTAGAAGCAGTTAAGTCTATAGTAGGTGCAGTTATTTCTACTTCTGTATCGGCATCTATGTCTAGCTGACCATCTGTGCTTGAGTTTATAGCTAAAGCACTGTCTCTGAAGGTCATCTTGATTGCGTCATTGAGAAGCAATGCCGTATCAGCAACATGAGTCACGGTCACATCACTATCTGCACCAAAAGACAAAACAGCCGCATCTGATTTAAGTTTTACATCATCTGTAAACTCAACATCGTCTGTGCCTGTGGGGATCGCAATCACGGTAGCATCAGCATCATTTTTTATACTGACATCATTGGTAGAGCCTTGGCCGGTTATAATACAACCGTCTGCCGATGCAAATCCCAATGCCGCACTATCTCCAGCAGATGTATCACCTGTAGCGTTCAATGTCCCAGCGGCTGTTATGTCGCCAGCGACACTAAGGGCTGTTAGAGCATCTACAACAGCGGCTCCACTCCCAGCTCCATCTAAATAAACCACTGAACATTTTCCAGCGGGGATGGTCACGGTCGATCCAGACCCTTGCTTAATAATAATGTTTTGAGAACCGCTGGTTGCGTTCTCAATAATATGAACTCGACTAATGGTGTTTGGAGTGATTGTGATAGTACAAGCTGAATCTAGAGTTCCTGTGTACTGAACGAACATCGCACGAACTGGATCGGTCGCACCATCTGCTATCTCGCTGGTATGGGTATCGGCGTTTGTAGTAATTGCTTCTGTGCCAAAGCCCAGTGCTTCACCGATTAACTCAAGATTCGCATTGGTCTTGGTTCCCCACGTTCCTGAGTTTTCGCCAGTTGCCATCTCCTCTAGTCGGAGATCATTTACAAAGGTACTAGCCATCTAAATCACCTTACTACAATTTCTGTGTACGTTGTCCCCGGCGAAGGAACTATCGTAGTGTACGTTGTCCCTGGCGCAGGTATTATTTCTCCCCATATTAAAACACCCTGTGAAGAGATTGAAGCTGTCGCGGCTAAACCTGTCACTTCGGTGTTGGCATCGCCCGTCACACTAGTTGTGCCCAACGATGATGTCATTCCACTAATCGTATTTGTGGTAAAGAAACTACCTAGAGTTGCCGTACCAGAAACACCATTCTGTGTTTCAAAAACAATTCCTAAACTAGCTGTTGTTCCAAAGCCGCTAACATCGACATCGGCATCGATATTAACTGTTAACGACCCGACAGATGCCGTAGCATTGGTTCCAATCGCTACGTCTTCGCCCCAGCCGCCTTCGCCCCAGCCAGTAGTGGACGAGTTCCACCCTAGTCCGAGCGAGACAACGACGCTAGTCATTACGCGATCCTGATTATCGCGTTACTCGCATCCGCTGTTGGAAACACAATCGTAAAATCACCAGAGCTTGCTGCTTTATCAGCACCAAAGTCCAGAACAGCCACAGTTGGATCACCACTTGCACTGTCGTTAAATATTAACCCGCCACGCACAGCCGAAATTGTTACGTTTGAAAACACTTCATCTGCAAAATCAACAAGAGCCGTTGTGCCACTTAGGGTAGGGTTTACTGGGTTTAGTGCCTGTCCCTTAGCAGAGTAATTGGTTCCGCTAATTTCATTACTTGTGGTATATGCTGTAGTTGCTGCCGTAAAACTAGCATTGTTGTCATACAAAGCTATGTTAAACGTGTTCCCACCACTCGCTAAAAAGTTATGCTTCCCTTCCAACAATTCTTGCTTGAAGGAACTACATAAAAAGTTTCCAGTAAAAGCCATCACAGTCTCCTTATGTATTCAGCCAACTTGTCATGGCCTGAATCTTTGATTGCATTATACACAGTCGTTCGATCTGAACGAATTGCCTGTTTCATATACAAAACAATGATTTTTTCAAGATTCGCACGAAAAGCATGAGCTTGCTCTCTTACTTCTGGCGTGGCGTGGTCAGATATGCTGATAATTTTATTAACACACCGGGCCGTAACCTCTTCAGGGGTTTGACCTCTGTTATCAGTTGTTTGTATCTCAACCTGAAACGCCGGTCCAAAGTCCATGCTCATGCCATTCATCATTGTTTAGGTCTCACTATTTTACCTACTCGATATTCATGTGTAACTTCTTTAGCCTCACCTAATCCTTTCAAGGCTGTAATCGATTCAATAAACCGATTATTGTAATTTTGTAATACGTCTGCCTCTCCTTTCATAAAAGTATATGCCTCGTAAAGAGAGCCATACAAAAGAGCAAGTTCCGCGTTTTCTGAAAGCCATGTTGTGCCGGAATCCCCACCTGTCGTTAAACTTCCTGGTCGGTAGTAATAGTGTAGTTCAACAGCAAGAGCACTAGCAGGGGTTGGTGCAATAATAAAGTTGCTCACATCAAACACTGCGTAATATCTGGGAGTGCCTGTTGTAGCAGGATTAGGCGTAAACTCTTGTAGATAGTTAACGTCTTTAAAATCTAAAAAATTTTTATTACTGCTACTGTCAGTAAAAGATAGAGAAAAGGGTGCTAAAAAGTCACTTGGTATTGCTAAAAACTGATCTGACGCACTAAAATTAGCTGTTACGTTTTTACGAAAAAACGATAATTGAACGTTTTTTAAGATACGTTCTTCTGCTGCTCTGATAAACAAAGAAAGATTGTTAACGAACGTAGTCTCTGTGTTCTCCGTATAGTCTTGTATCGCTGTTTTTAATGTTGCAAATGTAAAGCTCATGTCGTTACCGTAACCTCACCCACCTGACCAAAAGATATTAATCGAGTTGTAGGTATTCCAACTGTATCGGTAAATAAAAAAACACTTAGAACCTCTGTGTTGTCTGGTCGGGGTTCTCGTAGTGCTTGTGGATCAGAAATAATTCTAGGAGATTCTAACTGAGGATGTTTAGATTCATATTCATCCGGCCCCACAAGAGCACCGTTCCATTCTTTTTTCATATCTCGCAAACGATAACGAAACCCAGAACGATCTGATATTCCATAAGCCTTTTTACCATACGCAAACTTACCCATGTTACATCCTTATGTACTGTATATCAGGCTGCAACTTTAAAGAGACCCGATCTTCGTCTTCGTCAGCGGCACGTTGGAACTCTTCCTCATACACGTTTTTTAAAAGTTGAACTCTTTCTGGAGCACGTTTAATTGATAAGTAATACGCCAATCCAGAAACCATGCAAGGGATAAAACGAAAAGGCACATCCGTATTATTAGTCAACGCATCCGCATCTTCTATTCTAGTTACATAATAGTAGACTAATTGGTCTGTGCTATTTTCAGGTGTAGGCCAAAGAATAATTTCAGGACTTAGTTGTCTGTTGAAATAAAATTGAGAAGGACGACCTGTAGTAGTCTTGTTGGGAATGTTTAAATATTCTCCTCGACTCATACGATTTATTTGAAAGTCTGTGCCCGATCGACTAACAACCATTTCAAGTATGTCATTGATAGGAGAAGCTAAACCGTTAGAAGATGTATATGTAGCGGTTCCGCTTGTTAACGTAAACGTGGCTTGCTTAACAGTCCAAAGATTAACTCCACGGTTAGCCCATTCCGAAAACATGATGTTTAAAGATCTTCTTGCTGTTTTAGCATCATATCCCGTGCGTAACTCTAAACCACATCGCTCATACGCCTCTTCTATAATGTCTGCGACATCTAGTTCAAAATCTTGTGATCCAGAAGTAGCCATAATTATTCCTCCACACCCGGAGAGTATAGATTATCAAATGTAATATTAGGATCAGTATATGAACTATGTCCTTCAGCAGAATGAATATACTGACTAGGACGAAAATCTGGTGGCCCTTCTCCGGTATTCCACAAAGCAGGGGACGTTGCTCTTGCACGATTATTCGGCAGGGCGATAATGTTTCCGGACCAGGGGCCTTCTGTCAGATACAAAAGATGACTCTGTTTGTGCTGATCTGGAGAATCTGCAATTGCATTTCCGGTGTAGTCTATACTCATCATATACCGCGCTTCATAAAATTCGTGATTAACCTTTGCAATCCAGGGGCTTGAACTAACTCGATCGAAAACAACGACTTCATGTTCACGAGACTCGCAGTCCCAAGGCTGACATAAATGATCTTCCATACGTTCCGGCCACTCTTCAAGCTCAATATCAGCAACTAATGCTTGAATAGGCATTCGAGCCCACATGGCTCCGCCGTGAACATTAATTTCGTCTTCCTCATCAGAGTCTGTTATACCAGTAAAAACGACCTGAAAACTTAACGATCTATCGGGAATGGTGTTTACTGCAATAGCTAACGCATGAAGAAACTCTCCATGATATCGGTCATGATTACAGGTAAACTCCTTCCGCACCCAGCATTTAAAATACGGGATGTTGCTTATTAAATTTGCCATCTAGCGAACTTTGCCGCCGCGCTTCATACCTTTAGCTTTTTTCATAGCCATGCCACCACCCATCATTTTACGGACAGTTCCGCCTTTGGCTTTCTTCATGACTTTACCACCTTTGGCTTTCTTCATAAGATCGTTAGCTCCTTTTCCGTCTGCAGCAAACGCAGGGACTTTTTTACCGCCAACCATCTTCATGGGCATTGCAGCACCACCGCCTTTCATTTTAGCGACCATTTTGTCGTCGCCGCGACGGATTGCTCCACCTTTAGCTTTTTTCATAGCTCCGCCTTTAGCCATGCCTTTAGCTTTTTTCATAGCTCCGCCTTTAGCCATGCCTTTAGCTTTTTTCATAGCTCCACCCATAGCCATGCCTTTAGCTTTTTTCTTAGCTCTACCC